TCCGAGCCGCAACGTGCGTGCGGCATACTTTGTGCCGCAAGGCGCGCTAGAGCCCTGCGAGCGGAGTGCGGCGTGAGCGACGGAGGGAAGCATCATGAGTGAGCCGACAGAGCCGCAGCAGGTCTCCTTCAGGATCCCCGAGGCACGCATTCTGCGGCTCGCGGCGCTTGGCTGCTTCGTCGCGGATGTGTTCTCGGGTGGGCTCGGCTGGGGCGGCCGGGTGCATCTGATGTCGCTTGGGCTCGCCCTCTGGGTCAGTGCCGAGATCTTCTCTTGACATGTTGGACGCCTTCCTGCTGCGGCTCAAGTGGTTCGTCTTCGGCATCGCGGTGGGCTGGGTCAGTGGCTACTTCTTAAAAGGACTCGTGATGCAATGGGCGCTCGAGCGGTGATGATCGTGGTGCTCCTCTCACTGGCGGCTTGCCGGGACAACGGCGCGTATCGTCGGCCGCAGGAGGGTGGTCCGGGCGGCGGGTACTACGGGTACACGACGACGTCCAGCACGCTGAAGCCCGGTGCTCCGCCGGTCCAAGGAGTGACCCCATGAGCTGGCGACTCGCGAAGTCACTCGGGGCGACGGGTTCGTTGGGGCTCTTGGGAGAGATCAACGCGAGTGCGCCGAACCGGTCGAAGGTGAGTGACGGCGGCATCGGAGACGCGCGGCATGCGGCGAGCACCTCGGACCATAATCCTTGTAAATGTTGCAAGGTAGTTACCGCCAGAGACTTCACGCATGACCCGCGCAACGGGTTCGATGCGCACAAGTTCGCGGAGTGGCTCCGCGAGAGGATCCTGGCTGGCGAGCAGCGGGTGAAGTACGTCATCTCGAATCGGCGGATCATGAGCGGCCACGGCCAAGCGCATAAGGCAGGACTGTGGCGTGCCTACTCAGGGTCGAACCCGCACACCAACCACGTGCACGTCTCGGTGCGGCATCCAGCGCGGTTCTATGATGATGCTTCGCCGTGGGGATGGACAACGCAGGCACCGCCGCAGCGGTGCGCAACCTGTGGACGCTAAGGAGGGTACCATGCGAGGCATAGTGCGGTTGGGTGCGATGGTGCTCGTGGTCGGCTGTGCGAACGGGCATCAGATCACGGTGCAGGATGTCATGAACGCGCAGGCGTGCATGAACGAGGTCCGCACCATCCCCGCGGCGGTGCAGGCGTCGATTCCGTCGTGTATGACGCTGGCGAACCAGATCAAGACGGAAGGGAGCCAGTGAACACGTGGCAGGCGTTTATGCGTACCCCGGGGTATTGGCGCTACGTCGCCCGTCGCGTGCTGGCAGGCGCCCGAATGTCGCTCCGTGACGAGCAGCGGCTTGAACGCTGGCTGGAGGCGCGCGCATGGCTGAATCATTGAACGACGACGAGGAGCTAGATGTCGGACAGGCCGATGATGCCCTCGAGGAAGAGGACTGCGGCCACGGGGATGTCGAGTTGCCAGACGATCCGGAAGCAACGGAATAGGGGGACCTGATGATGCATCGCACGCCCGAGGATGAGGAAGAGCACCTGCCACCTGATGACGAGGAGGAGGAGGAAGAGGAAGGGCCGCCCGAGCCGAAGAAGTAGTGCCGTTTCTCTCGTCGAGTTCGCTTGCCGAGCGCCCCGACCCGCGCACCAAGGCCGCGCAGCCGCTCCACGGCGTGACGGAATGGGAATGCCCGCGCAACGGCGTGCATGTTGTCGAGGTGCACTACACTGCCGACCCGCAAAAACGCGATCCGCAGTGGAAGCGGGAAGCGATGCGCGGCATGCCGCCGCGCGGCTGGCAACGCGAGTTCGAAATCTGCTGGGACCTGGGGGGTGGCGATCCCGTCCTGCCGGAGTACGTGCCGGCGCTCATGCGCCGTGAAGTGACGGTCAACCCGTCGGGCCGCATGCTGCGCGGGTGGGACTTCGGGCAGGTCTGCCCCGCCACAGTCTTTGCGCAGGTGGATGCGTGGGGCCGCCTCTTGATGGTTGGAGAACTGGTGCTCGAGCACTCGAGCCTCTCCGCACAGATCGAAGCGACCAAGGCGATGACGGTTGATCTGCTCGGCGCTGCCGGGCCGTGCTTCGATGCCGGCGACCCGGAAGCGCTCCACGAGATGGAACTCGGAAGCATCCGGCGCGAACTCCTGAAGAGTGGCATCGTGCTGCAGACGTTCGCGGGCCGCGGGGAACTCTCCTATGAGCAGCTCCGGCAGCGGCTGCTCCGGCGGGTGATGGTGCCGAGCGAGCCCGAGCCGTCTCCCGCCTTTCTCGTATCGCCTCGCTGCCCGATCTTGCATAGCGCGCTGGCGGGTGGCTTCGCGCGCCATGGCAAAACCGGCAAACCGCTGCCGACGCATCCCTACAAGGACATCGTGGATGCGACCCGCTATCTGAACGACAACATCCAGGGCGCAACCGCCGAGTGGATGGTGAAGCTGCAGGCAATTGCCAAGCAAGATTGCGCTTGGTAGACTCGGGAGTCTCCACTGTCTCCTAAGGCGCGTCGGGTGCCCACCATCCGCCCGACGCGCCCCCCGCCCTTCCTCGCAGGTCGGATAGGCACGGCGGCTTGAACGTGCTAGACGGCTTCGCCCCGAGATGGCCAGAGGGGCTGCCGGGGCACGCGACGACATCGAATTGTCACCGGCTCGCGGTGGCCCGCCGGTAAACCTCGCACTCGACCCGGAGATACAGGCGAGGATCCGCCAGGAGCTGTGCCCGCTGGTGAACCTTGTCCGCACCGAGCGGATGATTCTCCGGGATCGGTGGCTCCGCTACTACCGGATCTGGTCGCTCCGGCACGACGTGCAGGGCTACCGGGGCCGTACCAACACGTATTTTCCGATTGGCCGGCGCTGGATCGAGCAATGGGTGACGCGCTTAAAGCGCGACCTCTTCCCGGACAACGACTGGTTCGCGTGCCGTGCGCTGGCGGAGGATTTTGAGAAACGCGTCCCGGCCAAGCTCGCGTTGCAGAAGTACTGGATGCGCCGGCATATGAAGCTGCGGCGCCATGCGCTGCCCTTCCTGCGCCAGCTCGTCATGTACGGTACGTCTCCGGCGCGGAACGTCTGGCGCTGCCTCGAGCACGAGCAGCCAGCGCTTCAGGATGTGCTCGACGATGATGGGGCGCCCACCGGGAAGACGAAGCAGGTCATTGAGAAGGTCGCGGATTTTTTGGGTCCGACGTTCGAGCCGGTGGACCTCTTCGCGTTCTACGTCTGGCCGGTCACCGCCTCGAGCGTGGACAGCGCAACGCTGGCCTTCGAGGATCGCTGCGTCACGCGGGCGCATGTGACCGATCTGGCTAACCGGCCGCTCGACCCCGGTAACCGGAAATCCACCAATGTCTACGAGAATCTCCCCGAGCTGCTTGAGCTGTACGAGCAGGCCATCGGGTCGCGTGGCTCGTCCTACGGTGGTGGGCGCAAGTACGATGCGCTTGCCATCCGGCTGGCGGATAAGGGTTTCACCGCGCCACTGGACCAGAACCTGCCGCGTGGGCTCCGGCCGCTCGACATTACCGAATGCTCCTGGGTGGCAGACCTCGAGGGCGACGGTCCCGAGCGTTATTTGGTTACGCTCGGTGCGGATACGGTGCCACTCCGTGTGCAGCGCCGGCCATTTTTTCATGGCGGCTCGCAGTGGCTCTGCGGCAAGTTCGTCGAGATTGCCGAAGAGTTCTATGGTCGAGGTCTCCCGGAGATATTCGACTATATTCAGTATTTTGTGAATGATCTAGGCAACCAGTCTGCCGACGCGTTTGTCTGGTCCACCAATCCGATTGCCGTGGTCGATATCGGCGCGGTGCAGGACCCGACGTCGCTCCGGATGACACCAGGGGCGAAGTGGCTGGCCAATCCCGCAGGCGTACAGTTCACCACCCCGCCGCAAGGCGCCGCACAAGCCGGCTTCGCGGCGGTGCAGGGCTACCTCGGGGTGGGCGACAACTTGGTTGCGCCGACGCCAGCGCGGCCGATCGTGCCGGGACAGCCGCAGGCGGCTGCGGCGTCTGCGGCAGGTCTTGCCGCGCAGCTTGCGGATAGTGCCGTCGATATCCGCGCCGTGATTGAGAACCTCGAAGATGATGTGATGCAGCCACTGCTCGAGCGCTCGGACATCCTGGCGCAGCAGTGCCTGGATCGCGACATCATCTTAAAGGTGGCGGGGCAGGATGGCGTCGAGCTGCTCGAGCATCCCGTGACGGTGGCTGATTTGGTGGGTGAGTACGAATGGGAGTGGCTCGGCACCACGTCGGCACTGAACCAGCAGGTCCGGGCGCAGCAGATGGTGCAGGGCATCGCGCTGCTCGCGCAGGTGCCACCGGATCAGCTCACCGCGCAGAATGTGACGGTCGATTGGCACTATGTCATTCAGCAGTACTGGTCCCTCGGGCTCGGGCTGCCGAACGCCGATCGGGTGCTGAAGAAGACTGGCCCGACTCCAGCGCAGGACTGGCGGTTTGAGAATGCGCTGGCTCGCGTCAACCGCGCCGCAGAGGTCCAAGTCTCTCCGGCAGACAATCACATCGAGCACGTGCAGGGCCACCAGCATGTGCTCAACCGCGGCGACCTGACCGACGATGCCCACGAGCACATGCAGCGGCACGTGCAGGACCATATTGCGTTCGAGGTCGCCAACGAGGTCCAGCGGATGCAGGCAGCGATGGCGACTCTTGCCGGGCCTCCAGGAGGCATGCCGCCCGGTGCCGGTCCGCCCGGTCCTGGCCTTCCGGGTGGAGTGCCGCCGATGCCGGGTGGCATGCCCCCGATGCCCGGTGGCCCGCCCCCAGGAGCGCCGATGGCCCCACCGCCGGGTGGGGCGGGTGGCCCGATTCCACCGAGCTACCCGACGCAGCCGATGCCGCCACCGGTCGGTGCCATCGGCGGCCCGCCACCGTTTGCGGGCGCCACGCCTAATCGAGGCATCAACACGATGGGGCGGCAGATCGGTCCGACACCGCCACCGGTGCCCGGCACTCCGCTCTTCAAACCCCACAGCGGCGCCCGCAACAAGGCGAAGGCGATGCTTGGTCTGCGCCCCCCGGCACCGCTCGGACAGGGCCGCATCGGGTCCACTGGTACGGTGTCGGATCTATTCCGCCGTCTCCCGCGGCTTCCGAGGTAGCCAATGCCGAATTGGAGACGCGGGCAAGCTCTGCGAACTCCGGCTGCGAAGGGGTCGCTTGGCATCGCGTTGCCGACGCGCTTGGCTGATGGGCGCCCAAATCCGGCCTACCAAGCGGCCTACTACGCGCAGCACCGCGACCGAATCCGGGCCTTGCAACGCGAATATCGGCAGCGGACGGGGCGGCGGCATGGCCCGGCAAATCTCGACTACCGTCGCATGGTGATTGCTCTACTTCAGGAGCGCGATGGTGTGCTTTGTTGGATATGCCACGAGCCGCTAAGCGGGACTATTAGCGTCGATCACGTAGTGCCCCGATGCCAAGGTGGCGACGATCGGGCGCTTAATCTCCGGCTCGCGCATTGGGCGTGCAACCGGCGGAAAGAAAGGCGGCCATGGCCGAGCAGTGGATAAAGTCAGCAATCAAGCGGCCCGGGGCGTTCACAGCGAAGGCAAAAGCGGCGGGTAAGAGTACCGGAGCCTTCGCGCGCTCCGTACTAAAGGAAGGCTCGAAAGCCTCAACCCGAACAAAGCGGCAAGCCGCGCTCGCACAGACCCTCTCGAAGCTCCGGAGCGGCCGGGCGAAGTTCTAGCCATGAATCTTCACCTCGGGCTTCTGGGTGCCGGCTTCCTCTCTTTTGTGCTGGCGGCTGCGGGTGCGCCGATTCCTCGAGTCAACCTGGTGGCCCTCGGGCTTGCCCTCGTGACTCTAGCCCAGCTCCTTTAAAAGCCGGTGGGGTTGACTAACCGCTAACATGCGCTAGGACGGCAAGCCCCGAGATGGCACGGAAGCAAATCGTGCC